CTGGAAGTTCAGGGAATATTACACTCCAGAGCAATTCCAACAATGTGTATCTCACACCAAACACGTTTATTACGATCAATGACCACACAGGGAGTAGCTGCGGTCGCTATAGGAAATGTTGCTGGCAATACCACCCAAGGAACGAATGCGGTCGCGATCGGTAATTTTGCTGGATACGTAATACAGGGAACATCTGCGGTTGCGGTTGGTGTGCAGGCGGGTCAGAACACTCAGGGTGCATCTGCGGTTGCGATCGGCAACCTTGCTGGACAGAACACTCAGGGCACTCAGGCGGTAGCGATCGGCTTTCAGGCCGGATCCACTGGACAGGGAACATCTGCGGTTGCGGTTGGTGTGCAGGCGGGTCAGAACACGCAGGGGTCCACTGCGATCGCAATCGGTCTCCAGGCAGGTCTCTCAAGTCAGGGACAGGAATCTGTCGCGATCGGGTACCAGGCCGGTTGCACATCTCAGGGGACACAAGCGGTTGCAATCGGATACCAGCCCGGCAACACACTCCAGGGCACACAGGCCATAGGGATCGGTTATCAGGCCGGATGGCAATACCAGCAGCAGGAAGCGATCGCAATAGGCAGTCAGGCTGGGCGGAGGACACAAGGGACGCAGGCTATCGCCATGGGATCATTGGCAGGGCTCACCCTTCAAGGGACTCAGGCGGTCGCGATAGGATATGCGTCGGGCAGCGGCACACAAGCACAACATGCCGTCGCTATCGGAGCTGGTGCAGGAGAACAGAATCAATCCACAGAGACAATCGCGATCGGTAGACGAGCCGGACAATTATCACAGGGCACACAGGCGGTCGCTATCGGAGCATACGCAGGTCTCTCAAGTCAGGGACAACAAGCCATCGCAATCGGCTACCAGGCCGGCATGACCGGCCAGCCCCCCAACTCCATCATCCTGAACGCTTCAGGCAGCCCCATCAACGGCGCCACATCCAGTGCATTCTATGCCGCCCCCATCCGCAACGCATCATTGTCCAATTACATCACCTATGATAACACCACCAAGGAGCTCGCCTACCAGGCCATACCATCCGCGTATGCACTGCTCGGGCTGAGTTCCAGTGGACCCTATTCTGCGACTGGCGTGCTCCAATTTGATACCAAGGGATTTGCACAGAATATTATCAAGGGATCCTCTTATATCACGATGAATCAGGTCGGAACGTATATTGCGACACTCGTCCTCGATTACAACAGTGCCGCATCGGATTTTACAGTCGCCATTGACTTGGAGGGAAGCACCACTTTCAACTCAGGATATTCACAACTAATGACTTCATCTCAGAAATATGCCGTTATAACAACAGACACAGAAACCACAATGAACTACATGTTTCAGGTCCCAAGCGTCTCCTATTACATCAGGTTCTATGTGCGAACAATCTCCGCTCCGATCAGCTTCGCTCTGGGCACCAGCACTGCATGGGCCTCCCGTGTCATGATCTCTCAGGTCTCGGGGGACATTACCGTATAAGTCAATCCGGATCGATTCAAAAATTATCCACACATCAAATAACATAATCGGATCAACTCCGGATCTACTCAGATCTCCTCTCTGACTCCTTAAACCTGTCTTCAAACCCACCGTAAGGATCAGATAGATAAATATCCCAAACCCAACTCGACTTTCATGACACTTAAGGATATTTTCATCTATCTAATCCTTAAGGTGGGTTTAATACCGGTTTAAAGACTCAGATAAGGATAGGAGATCCGAGTAAACCCGAGGAAATCCAAAGTTTACCCGTGCAGGGTTTGAAATATCCTGAAGTGTCTTAAGAATCGGGTTGGGTTTAATTTGGGTCTGATATCAAATAAATAATCCGGTTCAACAAATTCATTATGAATTTGTCCATACAGCAGATGTGGGCACCTGGGTAATCAATCCATCTTATCCTGAATGATGATAAACTCCAGGGGTCAAGTAATTTAGTCCATACAAGGTTTGTAATTCCAAAATAATATATTCGGAAAATCAACAAGTCAGTCATGACCACATTCGAATTCTCCAACACGTGCGAACGAGTCCGTCGCGATCGGTGGATCCAGCAGCCTTTTTCGTTCCTCATCAATCTCCTCACTATCGGTGCCGTATCCTCCCTATTATTGACCGAACAACATCTCGATTGGCCCCTAAGATTCCTCATGATGTCCATCATCCTGTTCGAATCATGGCACGCCCTGTGCCATGCCCGCCCTCACCTCTTGTCGGACGAGGACCGCATGGTGGACATCACTCACTATTTATATCTCGTCTCCATGGCCGCCCTGACGTGTGTCGTCGTGCTCTCCCGCGGGACAACCCGACATCCCTCATTATTCTGGATCGGACTCATCGGACTCGTCCTCCTCGACCTGCACACCTGGTCCAACCTCCGCGGAGTATGGATGATCTTCTCCGGTCTCCTCATTGCCATCTATCTCATTTGTCATCTTCGCTGGAGCCCATTGTTCATCGCATGGATCCTTCTCCTCTTCGCCTCCGCCTGCATCATGCTCTACAACGAAAAAAAATGGTGCCTCCAAACAAGATTCCCACTCCACATCATCACTGAACTCATCCTCTTCCTCATCATCATCAGCACACTTAATTATTTGATCAGATATAAGCATAAGTGAATGATGAGTGTTGTTGTTCCTCCGGCATCGGATGAGCAGCAGAGGGTGGTGGATGCCCTGAGGAGGGGTATGAACGTCAACATCCAGGCGTGTGCAGGGAGCGGCAAGACGACGACGGCGCTGCATGTGGCCATGAGCTTTGGCGACAGGAAGATCCTGCTGCTGACCTACAATGCGAGATTAAAGGCGGAGACGCGCGAGAGGGCGGCCGGGTGCACAAACATGGAGGTGCACAGCTACCATTCGTTCGCGGTCCGGTATGGGCGCAGGGACGCCTTCACCGACACGTCATTGCTCGCTCTCCTCGAGAGCCCGACAGCCCTATCCGGACCATTTGATTATGATATTGTCATTGTCGACGAGGCCCAGGACATGAATCCGCTCTACCACCGGCTGGTCGCCCGCGTCATCAGGTCCGGCCCACAGATCGTCATCATGGGGGACAGGCACCAGTCCATCTACGACTTCAACCGGGCCGACCCACGGTTCCTCACCATGGCGCCCGAGGTATTCGCATCCGATCGTCCATGGGCGAGCGCGTCCTTATCCACGACCTACCGCCTGACCCGTCAGATGACGGATTTTATCGGGCAATCCTGTGCGGGCGCACCGTCCATGAGGGCCCTGAGGGACGGTCCTCCCGTCGAGTACGTGATTGCAAACAACTACTCCAAATCTCTCCAACGGCGCATCCTCGGCATCACCCGATCCGGCCGACCGAGCGACATCTTTGTCCTCGCCCCGAGCATCCGGACAGCGACCAGCCCCATACGTGTGCTCGCCAACGCCATGACCAAGGCCGGCGTGCCCGTCTACGTCCCCGCCTCGGACGAGGAGCGGCTCGATGACGACGTCGTCAGGGGCAAGGTCGTCTTCAGCACGTTCCACCAGATCAAGGGGCTGGAGCGCCGGGTCGTCGTGGTCTTTGGATTCGACCGGTCTTACCACGAGTATTACGCCAAGGGCGTATCCATGTCCTCCCTCCCCAACACGCTCTTTGTCGCCATCACCCGCGCGACCCACCGTCTGATCCTCATCCACGATTCAAAAAAGGCTTTTCTGCCGTGCGTTGACCCCGACGCGATCCGAACGACAACACTCATGGACTCGCCGCGCTCCTTCGTTGTGGAGGATGACCCCGATGAGGAACAACGAGCCCCCAGCCTTCTGATGCGCGAGAAGCGCGTCTGTGTCTCCGATCTCATCCGATACCTCCCGGTGGACATTGTCGCGGCCTGCGAATCCCTCCTCAGGGCCGGACCCAGGGAGAACGACGGCCTGGGGGAGATCAGTGTGCCCGTCAAGACCGTCCAGAGCAACAACCTGTGCGAGGCGGTCAGTGAGATCACCGGGACGTGCATGCCGGCTCTCTACGAATCCAAAAAGACCGGCAGGGGGTCCTTCCTCCGAAAAACCGATCTATGCACCCGCCTCTCCAAGAACGATCCGTCCGTCATGCCCCTTGTCCTCAGGGAAGCAACCGCGTGGTGTGCCCGCAAATCGGGCTTCTGCTTCAAGGAGATCCAGATCACCAGCTACGACTGGCTGTCCATGGATCATATGGAAGCTGCCTGCCGCCGTCTCACCAAGATGATCCCCGATCACGACAAGCCCCGGTTCGAGGAGCACCTCGAGGCCGTCCACAAGGGAGGGTTCAGGATCAACGGGTTCGCCGACATTATCACCTCCGAGGGCATGCTGTGCGAACTCAAGGCCGTCTCACAGCTCTCCTCCGAACACCTCATCCAGCTCGCCATCTACATGTGGCTCTGCTCCAAAACACCCGGCACCCCAACCATCTCCAAAGCCGTCCTCCTCAACCTCGTCGACGGCACCTCCATCCGCATCCACCCCACCCCAACCGACCTGGACACCCTCGTATCCCTCATCATCGCGCACAAGGAATCATCCCGCCAGACCATGACCGACGAACAGTTCATCCGCATGTGCCGCAGAACCCTCCATTCATTACCCCCCTCCTTTCGGAAACCGCTTTAAAGACATGTATTTCAAGCTCTGTATGGATTAACCTGAATTACTTCTGAATTAAATCCAATTCCACTCACCTATTATGAATGAGTTAAGAGGATAACATATCGTTAAGGTAGGATCAAAAAGAGTAATTGAAGAAATAAATTCAAATGAAATGGAGATGAATTTGAATTAGATCTATACAGGGCTTGATGTATTTAAGCCATGATAAGCTGAAGAGGGTTGCGGGCCTTGTGAAATAATCTGCTGGAGAATGATCAAACCCTGTGCGGCTTAAACCCCATTACACCCACACCCAACTCGACTTTCATGACACTTAAGGATATTTATCTATCTGATCCTTAAGGTGGGTTTGACTCAGATAAGGAGAGGAGATCGGAGTAAACCCGAGTAAATCCAAAGTTGACCCGCACACAGGATTGAAACCAACTTTAAGAAGGTGATGTTGTTCTTAAGCCGTATGAAAGCTTGATTTTTTATTTTTTTGGGGAGGGGGCGGTTCAAACCTGGTGTCGATCGTATTGTTTTGCAGCTGTCTAAATCAGGACGAGAGGTGATCAGATGGCCCTGAGTCCGGTCAGGGCGCTGGAACTTTGGATCTTGTCGCCGAGCCCGTCAACCATCTCGATGCCGAGCTCATGACAAACGCATGCTTCTGGGACTTCTCCGCTGCTCCGATCGCCACCCTGCCCGACGACATTGACGCCCCATGTTGAATGCGCCAGGCGTAGAGAGGCGCATACGGATCGGTCAGTGTCGATCGAAGCAAAGGCGATATCAACATCTCTGAGGGCGCGGATGATGGCCAGCCGTTCCGTGCACTTCATGAATGGTCGGCCCTTCTTCAGAACGGCCTGGTCGTCATTGTTGACGCAGACGATGAGCTTACCGCCACGCTCATTGGCCAGCTGCTTCGAAAGGGCAATGTACTCCACATGGCCTGAGTGGATCGGGTCAGCATAGAGAGAAATAAAGACGTTTCCCGTGCGCATCAGAACGAGTGTCCCTTTCTGAATCTATCCAATAAAAAAGATTTCTTGATCACATTCTCAAACTCTGTGCGGCCACGATTGAAACCGCTTTAAAGCAATCACCGAAATGATTTAAAGACAAATCACGTCTTTAAGCCGTCTTATCAATAAGCTGTAGTTGGTTTCAAACCTGTTATGCACAGTGTTTCTTTGTATACGACCGCTGTGGATACATACGACGTGTCTGCCCAAGCATTGCTGGAAACATTGCCGATTTGAGGCTTTCGTATCTCTTCTCCTTTATCATGGCCTTCTATTCTGGCGATGGCTGCACCCCCCCCGCTTTCTTCAGGGCTGAAACCAACTTTAGGTCGGCTTAAGAAGGTGATGTTATTCTTAATCCGTGTTAAAGTTGGTTTCAGCCCTGCCTGTCTTGATGTGCACAAAAAATTTTCCAATGATAAAAACAGTGTCGCATCAATGGATCAAGGATCATCACCACAACCATCGCAACAATCGTGGGAACAGTATAATGTCTTTTACGTGGGTGTGGCCCGTCGTCAAGATCAGGCGATTGTCGCGGACTTGGTTGTTGTACCAAATTGCACGGTCGAAACTGAAGATGTGAAAAAAGTCCTAAGGAGCGACCAACTATCTGAAAGACCTGACGTGCACTTCTATTTCAACAGTGGACCGAATGCATGGCACCTCATGTCGGACCCTGAAGGACGGATCTTCATCGCCATAACAAATAGACTATACCCCCAAATAATGGCTTATGAATTATTGAAGGATTTGAAACAACAAATCATCGCAAAAACCGGCACAAAAGCCCTTCAAGTCAGACAAAAGGGTCTGCAAAGAGCGACAGATAATCTCCTCAAGAAAATCATCAAGAAGTACGACAACCCTCAAGAAATGGATATCATGCATGTCACCAAAATTCAAAGTGTAAATCTGGTACTTACGGAGGACACGCAGAACGCGCTCGCGAATTGTGTGACGTGCAAAGATGCATCGTTAAATAAAGAACAACGGTCGTCGTCCCATTCGATTCATGTCAGCATCTGTTCACTCTCACTCGCGTCGATAGTTTTTTAGACCGTCCGACATTTAAAATGTTAATGGATTTTAATTTTAAAAATTAAAATATGCCCCATAAATCTGCTGATTTGAAACTTCTTGCCGTTCAACATTATCTTTTTACTTCTCATCATCTCGGTGAAACCTGTAAAATCTTTAATTGTCATCTGATGACTCTCTATCGCTGGGTTCAGCATTTTCTTACCTATGGTTCTTTTGAAAGACAACATCGACCTTCATGCTCCTATAAAATCCGTAAGATCCATGTCGACGAAGCCCTCCTATATCTCTCTTCTCATCAGACCGTCTCTATCCCTGAACTTCATTCTTATCTCAAGAACAAATTTGATGATTTCTCTATTACCGATGATCATCTACGACGTGTTATACGAGACAACAACCTCACTCGCAAACGCACACGACACGGACATTATCCTAAGGTAAGAACATAAAAATCCTACGGATAGAAAAGCCGATATGAAGGCATTTTATTCTGTTGTCTCTTCATTTCCAATGGATAAGATCATCTCGATTGACGAGACATCACTGACCCCGTTCATGTTCCGTCCTTATAGTCGTTGTCCGCTTGGTGATAAATGTATTGAGACGACCGATAATAATAAGGTTTTTACAAATAAAAAAAAACTACGCTCCTCATAAAATGATGAAGAAGTCCTTAGATCAGGTGATTGAAAGGGTGTTAGAGGGGAAGCCGACGACGCACATCAATCTGATGGTGGGGAACATGACGCCGCTGCTGTTGTTTCTGTCCAATCGGACTCGGAGTCGGAGCAGGCCGTTGGATCTGGACACGATACGTCTTGTGAATGCCTTTGTGGACGGGGGGGCGTCGCTGACGCTCGCCAACGACAGGGGGATCTCGCCCTTCCACTTCCTGATGATGAGTCTGGGGCTCGGTTTGGGCGAGGAGGAGGACAAGGAGCTCATCCGTCTCCTCATGCGATCCTCCGGTCAACTATCAAAGATCCCGTCCAATGCCAGGACCCCGCTCTACATCCTCATGAACCGCTTTTATGCCAACGGCGCCCTCGACGATTCCACGACACGACACCCCGTCCGCATGCTCGTCCACCACCTCCTCACCCAGGGCATCATCCGTGAACCCTCCTCCAAGCTCGCCATCCGATGCACCGAGGCCATACGAGCCGATGCCCGGGCTCTTGTGCTCGACATTCTCCGTTCGACCCACCTCGATCCAAATGATCTCACCAAGCTGTTATTCGACGCGGCCTTCAGGGGTCGCGAGGACATTGTCAGGGATCTGCTCGACCACAAGGCGCCCGTCGATCTAAAGACCGCATCTTATACTGCCGTGTATCGCAGGCCGGGAATTCTGAGACTGCTCCTCCCGCACATCCTGGACAGGAAGAACGAACTCCTGGACACTTTTATCCGATCGTCCTACAACGAGAGACCGGACAATGCGGTCGTCAAACAATGTCTTGAAATGATTCTCGACACCGGCGCGGTCGCATCGCCATCGGTCATGCGCATGCTCATCACCAACAACAAGATGCACCTCGTCCGCATGCTCCACGATCACGGCAGCAGGCTCGTGCTCCCCACGGAGGTGCCCGCAAACCCCAGGACGTACAACTGGGTGCGCGGTGAGATGGACAGGGCATCCATCATCGGGAGCATGGCAGCCCACGATCTGCCGACCAAAAAGGCCCGACGGAATCAGAAGCTGTGGAAGAGCGTGGCACGCCAGACCTCCACCCTGCCCAGACAACTCGCCCTCCAGCTCCAAGGCCTCTTCCGATGACTTCCTTAAGCCTTATGAAAAGTCCATCCGAAGGATCTGATGAATCCTTAAGTATCAAACCCTGTTCGGACTCCTAATTCCTTAAGGTGGGATTCGATGACATCCGCACAGGGTTTGTTAACTATGATCAAGATTCTCCTTATGAACTTAAGGGATTCATCTAACTTACAAACTGGCTTAAGGACTGAGACGAGGATGGTAGATGATATCAAGTCCTGTGCGGGTAAACTCGGATCTCATCGGATCTCCTCTCCTTCTCTTATCCCTTAAACCTGTCTTCATACCCACCTTAAGGATTAGATGAATCCTTAAATGTTATTAAAGTCGAATTGGGTTTGGGTTTAATTTGGGTTTGACCCGGGTTTAACCAGCACAGGGTTTGGATGATAGGAGTAAAAATGATGACGGAAGGAATATTCATCAGTCCCATCTTCTCCATCATTCTGACAATCATATCTTTTGGGAAACAGGATGACTTACAAGCAGCCGAATCCGAGGATCGACTTTGACCGTCCCGATTGGCACGAGGATCTGTGGAGGGGTGAATCAGAGTACAAGGCCTACCTGAGCGACAAGACGACAGAACCTCTCCCCGCCGACATGACGGTGGGGGCCTACCGCAGGCGGCTGGAGGATTATCTGGTGCTGGTCAATGAGGCTCTGGAAGAAGATCAGCGAAAGGCATCGAGCTTTTGGACCAAGATCCCACACCTGCCCTCACCACCCCCGAGATATGATGCGGAGGATGTCAGGGGGCTTTGGGATGAGATTGACGAGGCGCACAGACGGGTCAGGGGGTGCTACGAGGTCGGGGAGGGTTATTAGGGATTTCTCAGACACAAAAAAACTTTCTCCGAAAACAAAAAAAAAATTCTCAGAAGAGTTTTTTTCATCTGGATTTTTTTTTTGGATCTTACTACATCCTTCCTGAACCACCTTCCCTCACCACCCCAGACATATGATGTGGAGCAGGGCTCAAACCGACTTTAACCCGTCTTAAGATCTTGTTCTTAAGCCGTATTAAAGTTTGATGAGGGGTTGGTTTCGACCCTGATGCGGAGGGCTTTGGGATGAGATTGACGAGGCGCACAGACGGGTCAGGGGGTGCTACGAGGTCGGGGAGGGTTATTGAAGATTTTCCAGACACAAAAAAACTTTCTCCAGAAACAAAAAAAAAAATTCTCAAAAGAGTTTTATTTCTCTGTGGATTTTTTTTTGGATATTACCATCTTCACACATTCTTCCTGCGGAGGGCGGCGACCTCCCGATCCGCCCTTCTCCACAATTCCTGCAGCCGCGACTTCGCCGCACAGATGGCATCGCTGCTGATATACCTCCCCATGAGCCCGACCCGGACACCCCGGTGTGCATCCACCAGATCGGCCTCCGCCTGTCGTATCTTCCTTCTGAGATCGACCGACAGGCCGTCATACACCGTCTTCTGCATCGACGTCTTTTTGTGGATATACTGCGACAGGTCATCGATCGTGGCGGACCTGACAAACCCATTGAACAGCTTCTTGCCGAGACCGGCCTGGACGGCGAGGACGATCCTGGACTTTTCAGACGTGCAGTTGGTCTCCCAGATGTAGCGAGCCACCATGGGATCCTTGCCGACAAAGAGCTCCATCTTGCGGAGGCCGCACTTGAGCCATTCCGCTCCGATCGTGTCCTGGATATACTGTTCAAAGATTCCACCGATAAGATCGGTTATGGCCGGATAGAACCACTTGTCGGCGATGATGCACATGCTCCTGATCCAGGACTCGAACGCCGCATAATCCTCCCGGACCTCAGACAACCGCTCCCGGATCGATCGCAGCGTCTCGCGGCGATTCAGTGTGTACCGGCAGATCCATTGGACGGCCTCCGGCGTCGTGCCCTCACGACCGCACCTCACAACATAGCGCCCGTCCTCCATTCCACCAAAGCTGGTGGACAGGGCATGCGGCCAGAAGGGCTCGGAGGGGTGGTAATGCACAACCATGATCTGATCGGGCTCCCCACAAGACCGATTCCTGACAATGAGCTCCTGGGACTTGAATGACCGCCGATACCAGCGGAACATGTGCCATCGGATGCACAGCGCGCACTGTCGTCGGTAGATCTGATGCGCGGCCTCGGTGCACAGATGATGGATGAGATCCCTGATTGGCAGCGATGATGGGTAGAGTCCCTCGATAATCTTCTTGGGGTCGATGCTCCGACTCTTCAGGAGACAGTGCAGGGGGTGCCTCTTCAATTGACGGACAAGCTCGTTGAAGGAGGAGATGCGCTTCCGAGGAAAGAGCATGTTGTCGACGAGCGTGTCCAGTGCCTGAACGTTCTTGACATTGTGTGCGTAGCTGGACAGGTAGATACCACTCTCCGATGACGCCACATAGATCCGCCATAGCCACAGGATGATCATGTCGGGGAGACCCGTCGATCGTCGGTAATCTGCAAACATGGACTGGACGATGAGAAGAAGATGGATGAGTGTCATATGACATGGTGCATAACAGGGTTGAAACCAACTTTAGGCCGGCTTAAGAAGACGACCTTGTTCTTAAGCCGTATTAAAGTTGGTTTCAACCCGGGTGCATAATCTACGACGATGCTTTTCAGTTTTCTAATATTCATCAAACCCTGTGTGATGAAAATGAGGAATTTTTTGTTCAAGATTATAAAAACATGGGGGATGATGAGCCGTTGCCTATAATCTCTACAATGTTGGAGGCAGGGTTCGTAATGTTTGTGGCTTCGTGCATCGCATCCGTCATTATTGGTATGATTGGGGTGATGGCGACATCATACTCGATATGGAGGGTCGGCGATCGAAGAGGTTCATCAATATTGGCGTTAGTGGCATTCTCGCTCACCCTGATCTCATCCGTCATGTCAGTATTCTTCTTTTATCCGAGGCATGTGGATCTGCGTCCCACATTGCGCATTATTGGTCTCATGATCATTATCGTGATTTACGCACTTTACATCTCCTCTCTGATAAAGACATTGTCCGATAACAGGGACAGATTCTCACCAATCATAAGGAATCTGCTCAAGGCAGGTATTGTCTTTGGAACCATTGTTCTGATAATGTCATCGGTCATTGTCATCATGAACTTGCCAAACCCTGTGCGGGTCAAAACCCAAACCTGACTCAACTCCGCTGACACTTCATGATTTCATCTTACCTTAATGTGGGTTTGAAGAAGGATTTAAGGACTCAGAGAAGGAGAGGAAATCCAAAGTTAACCAATGCAGGGTTTGGAACTTGTTGCATCAGTTAACGACTTCAGAGAGATTGGACGTGTCATGTAAACAGTGAAAGAAACATATTATTTATTTGATATAAATGAGGTGGGCGGATATTCCGGAGCATACGGAGTGGGGTGCACCGGGTCATGCTCGGTTAACTGTTAAAAAGTCGGAGCTGTTTGACAGGATACCGATCGATGATGATTGGTGCAGCCGGCTGTCCGTCGAGAACCACATCATGGGTGGGGATCCGTGCTATGGCGTGGTAAAATGGTGGACGAGCCCTTTCTTCAGCATACGAGAGGGGGAGCACATTGTCATTGAGGGGATCGAACCATCGAGAAACACGGATTATTATCATGACATGGATCCTATACTCAATGATCAGACGGGGGTGGAGGATCGTTTGAAGGAATTGAGGGAGCGTCTGGAGGCCCTTCGCGAAGAGGACAGGAGGATTATTGTGTACACGTTTCATTACTCCCCATCGAGCGGGGGCATCTCGATCCTCCACTACCTCGTCCACTGCATCAATAATATGCTGGAACCGGGATCGGAGGATATCGCGTATGTGTGCCCCGTTATTGATTATCCGGTCCATGGCATATGGTTCGAGGGGATCTCGGGGAAGGGCTTCCGTCGTGGCGATCGTAAGAGGCCATTGGATGAGATCAGGGAGCAGGATCTGATGGATCTGCGGACGAATCCGGCATGGAGGACGCCGATCATCAGCAGGAGATCTCTCCTCAGAAGGAATAATATCGTCATTTATAATGAGACAACATTGGGCAATCCTATCGAACAGTCGGAAATTATACGCTGGATGCTGTACTTTCCGGAAGAAAGAACGGTCAGAGCGTGGTCCCCAACGGATAGGATATTGTTATACAGCAGCGTGTACGGATTTGGGCTCCCCGACACCTGTCCGACAGAGAGCACGCCAATATTTGTCAATATCAGCCACATATTTGAAAAGACGGAGACAATCCCGTCCGAAAAGAAGGTGGATGTGTGCTTCACGATAAGAAAGGCGGTTGAGCCCGAGCTGACCAAGTTTTATGCCGTGTGTCGGGTCAGCGACAAGGCGACTGTGCCATGCAGTGGGTGCAACAAGGGTCTGACAAAACACATCTGCACGGCAGGGGGGCGCATCGGACAGGTCCCTATCTTTCATCCCACACCCGCAGTCCGGATAGAATATCCCTGCACGACGGATGAGCTCATCACCTTGTTCAGCAACGCCAAGCGGTTCTACTGCTACGACCTGTTCACGCTCTGCAATATGATTGCACCCATGTGCGGCTGCATCTGCATCGTGCCAGAGATCCGGGACCCGAGACTGGGCCAGCTGTACAGGAGCGTGCCCTGGATAAGACACGGGATCGCACAGGGGGATTCTGATGAGGAGATTGAGGTCGCCGAGAAATCACTTGGGGATGTGCGCGGGGAGCTTTACGAGTATTTCCGCGGGAGGAATATCCTGACGATCCACTCCATATTTGTATAAGAGGACATGCACGGATACATCAAAATGATTATCGATTATTTTGATGTGAGATGCCCGGTATGTCTGACGGTGTTTGATAACCCGCTGCTGGTGTGCGAGAACGGCCACAACCTGTGTCGAACATGCTTCTTGGCGTGCGACAACACCAACCGGTGTCCCACATGCAAGGCCGACATGTTTGATGAGCCCGTGCCCAACCGCTCCACCATGGCCCTCGTGTCGGCCTTCTTCAGGGAAATGTCAGAGTCGGGCATGGTCTATCGGAGGGGCGACCAGATCGATGTCGACACCGGCTTCAGATGGGTCCTGTGCATGATAACGGACATTGATTATGATCCGACGGATATCAAGATCCACGCGGCTCCCGTTCTGCCCGCCCCCTACAAGGAGATGAACAGCCCCGTCATCATCTCATGGAATAATCACCGACGACGGATCGCGCCCGCGCGCACCCACACCCCGAACTGGAGGAACATCCCAGGCCTGGTCCGCTCCCTCATGAGCACGAGGCTGTGGTTCCTGGATAGTCAGGGGACGTGGCGGATCGCGCTCATGCTGTGGACGAGGGATCCCAACGATGTGCTGATCGGCTACGAGGACGATGAGAGGCGCAAGCTGGTCGAATGGGTCGGTCTGGACGACGAGAATCTGTTCTTGGGCGAGAACCCGATCACCGATTACATGATCTGCTCGGAGCCTGTCTTTTCTGCGCTCAATGATTTCTGATCAGAACGGGTCGGGAATGTCCGTCGGCACGGGGAGCGGCCTCGCGTAATCGGAATCGGGGTCGGGACAGTCCGTGGGACACGGCGCCCCGCATGACGGCTGAGGGCGGATACCACAGCCCGTATCCATAATGTTGGGAAAGAGCCAGTAGTTGAATACGGGGTCGAGTGCGCGGCACCGGATATCGAACGGCTTGTATCCGAGGGTGTAATCACGGCAGTTGCCCTCGCACCGCTCATCGCTGACATCCTCAAAGGACTCCTTGATCGTGTCATCATCCTGCTCCTTCTCCTTGTTCATGAAGCGGCACCGCTCTATCCAGAAGAATATGGCCCCGATGATGAGCAGTGCGCACACGGAGATGACTGCAGTGATGATTATCCTCGAATGGTTTTGCACCTTCTTCCGAGACATTTTATACTAACCCACATATTTTCCCGTCCTAAAAAAATTTCTCCACCCTGTGCATCAGTGTTTCGAAATTCTCCCTATTCCATTTCATAACATTTCATGTCTTTAAATCATTTCTATAGATGATTTAAGGGGGCTGAAAGCCTATAAAAGGAGGTCATTTTTGTGAGATGGGGATACTACCGGGTTGTCTGAGGGGTCGCTACCCGCGGTTTGAGCAGAGGTGGGAGCTGAGGGATCAGTTTGCAGAGATTCTGGATCTCATGGACGGGATCGAGTGCGGGCTGAGGAATGTGGATAATGAATCGGCTCGGATATTGCTAAAGGAGATTGGTGAATTCAGGGTGTCCCCACGTCACGACAGGGTTGAAACCAACTTTAGGCCGGCTTAAGAAGACGATGTTGTTCTTAAGCCGTGTTAAAGTTTGATGGGGGTTGGTTTCAACCCTGCGTCACGAGGTCGATCGTGATGGCTATTTTTACAACAAGATCCGGGAGTTTTATGAGAGGGCATGCCATCTAATATATGCAGGACACACGTAATAATTATTATTGTTTATCAGGAGATGGAGTGCTCGATATGTCTATCGCCACTGACCACACGGACGGGTGTGCTCCCATGCGGGCACACGTTCCACAGGGCGTGTGTCATCAAGTGTTCGGTTCACAAGTGTCCGTTGTGTCAGCGATCATTCGATCCTGGCCACGTCAGACCGAATTTTGCATTGGAGAGTATGCTGAGTGGTGGAGCGATCGTGCAACAACCAGCCAATGATGGATTTGTCGAGAGGATGCGGTCGATATCGAGGGAGCGGATCGATGCCATTGTCGAAAAGAGCATACCCCGCGTCATGACAATGATCGAAAAAGCCGCGCGGCGCGGTGAGCAGTATGTCAATATAAGGTCGTCGTCCCTTCCGGTGCCGTGGCTGAGCGGATCGAGCGTGCGGACGACGGTCTGCAGGGGGGTGCACGACACCATGAGGAGCATGGGAATCGAGTCGAACATTTTTACACATTCCGACACGGCAGAACCCGTCATCCATATCCACTGGTAAGGACATGAGGTATAATCGGCCAGCAAAACCCCCTACGGGTCAACTTTGGATTCAATCGGGTCTCCTAAACCCACCTTAAGGATTAGATAGATTGTATAAATCCTTAAGTGTCTTGAAAATCGAGTGGGGTCTGACCCGAACAGGGTTTGATCTGTTCTTCCGTAGAAGAGTGCAACGATTCTTTTTTGCCGTGTAAAAAATATATCCAGAGATAAATATTTTTATTTTCATCACAATGCCTCCTTCTTCCCTGACTGGTCCTACAGGTCCTACCGGTGCCACTGGAACAGGTGGTAGGATCGGCCGTCCCGGGCCTCCCGGTCCCCCTGGTCCCATCGGTCTGAGGAGCGCCAGAGGGCCCCCCGGTCCGGCCGGGCCTGCCGGTGCCACCGGGTCCGCCGGTGCGACCGGTGCGACCGGCTCCTTTGGTGGGATCGTCTACCAGGACATTATCCCGTCCGGTAATTATACGATTAACATTGGCGCTACCGGTGCCGCCTTTCAGAATATCTACGCTCAGAGCCTTTTTGTCGCCAATGATTCCATTTATGTTGGAGATGCCGTCATCAGCTCCGATGGATCAGCCGTTACCCTTCCTATCGGCACCCTTATCGGGGGGGTGAATCCGGGGACCATATTCATTGTGGGGGCAGTTGCCAGCACGGCGGATCTGCCGACGACAGGGGTGTCGGTGGGGGACTCGTACATTATCGTCCAGAACCTGTGGGTGGCGATACAGGACGACCCACCGAATATATCGGGGTGGACGGATATAGGACAGATAGTGGGACCGGCGGGTCCGATAGGAGCGACAGGGCCGACCCGGCCA